AAATTCTCGTGATCAGTCAATGGTCTTGCAGAACGCCACATTTGATCACGGAAAATAATCAAAAGTGGTTCCTTGTAGTCCTTAACTGCTACCTCCAACAATGTGTGTGGATACGGGTGAGCAGGTACAGCCAAATTGGCCAAACATGTTTGCCATCCATACCAATCGGGATTCAATTTTGGTCCTCTGTAAATATTAGGTACACCACAAACATCAGTGACATGCTCACTAATTGGTGTGACCTTAACATCCGTTTTGGTCAAAGATCGACCAGGGCAAGATCCAAAATATTCTACTTGCGAATTTTCTGGCAAATAATTCAACGCACTTTTCTTGTGCAAAGGTTCATTTTTCAGAACCTGAACACCAAGAACTGTGGTTTCAAATTTACCAGCTTCACCAGAAAGTATGACACCTTCCTTTTTCCGAAGATCATTAAAAGCTGTCAATAATTTCTGTTGTGTCACGCTACCATAGCATCCGATTGGTGTACCAGCTGTGCCACCAAGATGCACCCCCAGAATCACGGATCCATTCGTGTCAGAAATGAGTGTAGCACCGCACATACCATCAAACGTGTTAATAGTCAAATTGCGGTACATACCACCCACAAAATCATGAATAGTTCGCACAATACCAGGAGCGGTCACTCCTTTAGCTCTTACCATCTCACCACTTTTCTTTCTCCACGCCATGCGAAATGGCACAGATGGCATCTCACTGGTCGGAAAGAAATTGACAAGATTTTTGAATGAGCCCCCATTTGGAATGTAACAGACTCGCAAATCAGAATCCGGAATTAAATGTGTAGTACAAATGTGCACTCTTGCAACAAATTTTCCGCCTGACGCCTCAGGATTCTTCTTGCGAAATGTGCAATCCAATTGCTCACCAAATTCACTAAAATAATGATTTGGAATGAGCATGACGTTGGATGACAACATTAAGCCGTTAACCATTCCATTGCCATCACTAGCATTGATTGTTCCATAAACAAGCGCCTTATCAACGATATTAGTCAATTGATCAGGCGACATTCGTTTGGAATAGTCAGTGATGGGCAAATCACGTGGAACAATTGAAGTCCAAACATTTACCTCAGAATCTCGCTCTTCCACTTCCTTTTGGGTAGTAGGTTCCAGTGATCCTTGAGGTATTTGTTCATTCTTCTTGTATGCACGATAAGCTCGTGCCAAGCCGTACACAGCTGCAATGCCTATGGAGACACCACAAATGTATTTTGCGTATTGGTCACGATATTTGCGAAGGATGGGTGCTATCTTCAAATTTTCGTCTTTCAGTTTGTCAAACAATTGTTCTTCAACGCGATCGACTAGCGTACGCTGCATACTCATGTACTGAAACACTGAAGCGAAAATGAAACATGGAGATAACCACAATGGTAATACCGTTAGAATTGTCATTACAGAAACTATACATGTTAGTGCAAGTCGTGATGATTCCCAACGATAATTCTCAGTGAGTTGGTCTTTGTATAACCAACGGAAAACAGATGGCGCATACCTATGCTCAAACAATTCAGCAGGAACACACTTGATCCAATTCCATTCACTCAAAAATTCGGTACCTTTGTTGTAAATGATTTTTGAGGCTTCATAATCTGCTCGATCATAAAGACTATCAACTGCATTCATAACATGTGGTGTTTGATACCAAAGTTTTCGAAATGTTTTAACACTCTCTTTTCCAAAATGAGGGTCCACAGATTCCGTCAAATCACTCAATGAAACTTGATCATCCGCATACACAACGTATTGTGCGGATGAACTGGCATCAACTTCTTCAATGGATTCTTCTGAATCAGACACTTCTTCCAATTCGGGTGGTGGAACAAATGGTTCTGGATGGTCTGGGCAAT